ATGTCGCCAATGCCGCCCACGGCTTGGCCCAGTGCCTCCATGCCTTCGCCACCACCGAAGTCGCGAGGCAGTGCCGGGCGGCCAAGCGAAGCCTTGTCGGCCAAGACGGTCGGAATCTTGGGCATCAGTAGCCTCCCCCGCCGCCTATGTTCCTCATAATCATGGCGTCAGACACTTGGCTGTCCTTCGTAATGTTCCCGTAGGACGTTTTCCCGCCTGTGCCATAGAGCGACAGGGCCATGCCGCTCAGCTTGCCGGCACCCGAGAGCAATGACGCACCCGCCAACTGATTGCCCTGGCGGATCGCATTGGCTCCGTGCATTCGGTTCAGCCGCGCCGTATTGCGTCCCGCAATCGAAGCATTCAGCGCATTCGTTTCGTATTCCGCAGCATTCTGCACCAGACGCTCGAGCCAGCCCCCCTGCTCCGCAGTCACCCCGCTCTTGCCTGCCATTTGGACGAACTGGCTCGACAAGGATCTGCGGGCGTGCCTGCGCTGCCTTCGCTCCTCGGCATTCCCTTCCATTTCCGCCAGCACAGCGTTGTACTCTGCGGCGGCTTGGGCGGCTCGTGCCTGGGACTTCGCTGCACTTGCGCCCATGATCGAGCTTGCAATGGTGCCAATGGCATTGACTGCCATGAGTGCGCCGCCTGCGCCTCCACCTTCTGCCATAGCTATCGGTCCTGAGTATTCACTTGCGGCATGATTGCCGTGATCGTGCAGGGCAACGGAAGCGCGTGCTTCAACGTCAACCGGCCCAACTGCTCATAACCCTCGGGCCACGGAAGGATCTCCGTATCCCCGTCAAACAACGGAAGCGCCGTACTCATGGGGTCGAATGAGTCGCGCAGGTGCAACTCGTCCATGTCCGCTGTCACAGCAGTCGGCCCATAGAGGAGTCCAGCACCCGTTTGATCCAAACGAATCACCACGTTCGTGAACCGCTTGGTCTTGCCCTGGGCTGTGCCGTCACTTGCCCCGGCTTCCAGGCGCATGGTCGTAAGTGTGGCTGAGTACGGCAGGCCAATGTGGATCTCGGTGGCTGCACGGTCCAGCGTCACCGTCCCCGATGCCACTACCTTGTCCGGGTGCGTGGCCCCGTCTGCGAGAATGGCAACCGTCTGCCCATTCAAGTGCTCCAGCCCGGTCACCGAGGTCACACTCACACCTGAGTACGACAGCCCCGAGTCAACGAAGAACGCAGACGCAACCGCATTCGTGCGCCTCCATTCGGGTTCCATGACTTCGACGAACCGCTTGGTGGCCCCGCCAATCGTGCGACTCACCACCAGCCAAAGCTGATCCTGGTCCCCGTCCGGGTGCGGAATGACCGCAATGCTCTCGACCTTGGCGTCGGTGCCGCCCAGAGTGTGCCGGTGCCATGCCGTGACCTGCTGGCTCCGCTCGTAGGTGAAACAAATCAAGTCACCCGTGGCAAGCGTGGCCCAGAGCAGCCGGTTGGGCTCCTGCTGGAACGCCAGCCGGGTCATTCCGCCCAGCGTAATGTGGTCGGCCAGTATGGTCATGTCCGGGGCCACATAGGAGTTCACAGCGTCATCGAAGACCAACTCCCGCAACTTCCGGCCTGCCCGCTGAACGAAGAGCAGAACCTGCTCCACGCGCACAGGGGCCACCTTGGTCTTGCTGCCATAGGTGGAGTGCCGAACAATCCTGACATTGCCGGGTGACAGTGCCTCACCATCCAAAGCCGCCGAGCAGATAAACTCCCCACCAGCGGTGCCAATGGTGAGCGCCTTCCCGGCATTGATCCACTCGATCACATTCACTTGGTCGGTGTTGATCGTGAAGATCATGGCCGACTCATCGAGGTCTATAAGCTGGTGGTTCTCGTATTGTGAGGGTCTCGAGGCCCACAGGGTTTGCGGGTTGTTATCAGTCCCCGCCCACCACAGTCGGTCCTCGAAGAACGAGACTGTGCGTGGGTATCCGTTCTTCCCCGTCCAAGCCCCATGTGCCCAGCGGTGCGTGGCATCCGCCGCCAAACCAGCCACGCTGTCGGGCAGCGTCTTCACCACGTCAGCGGTGGCCGTATACCCGTCCCCGGCAACGGCTGTGATCGTCACATACCCCTCGCCGCTGTGCAGGTACTCCCAATCGAATTTCCCATCCAACTCAGTGCCCACGTCATGGATCGGGGCACTCGTGCCGGTCTTGGTTTCGCCGTTTTTGTTGGTGAGTTTATACACGTTGTTTTCAAAGTAGACGGTATCCCCCACGTTCAGAGCACCCGAGTAAGCTGTGTTGTCAGAGCGGGGCTCCCATACCCCGTGATTGCTGCCGATGATCTCCGAGAGTTTGAACTGCCCGCCAATCATTAGGGTGGTGAAGAGAGCCGTAGAGGGGACCGTGGTGAGCGTAATGCCAAGCCCCGTTGTGGCACTTGCCCAGACTTCCACCCCGGTGTCCAGGTTCGTCGGCTCAAAAGGCACATAGTCGAATGCAATGATCGAAAGCGTCCAGTTGTCGTCTGCAAGCCTTACGAGTTTGCGCGGGTTCCAATCCGGGTGCGCGAGGTAAAGCACGTCCGCAGACTGTGCAAACTGAATCGAGTCCAGGGTCGCAGACGGGTATGGCGTGGCAATCTCAAAGACCGCAGGGCCAGCCCCGGCCAGCACCGTGCCGCCGTCCTTGTAGACCCGCATATACAGGTCGCCAAACTCGAGGACATACGCCTGGGTGGTCCCAAACTCAAACGGGATCAGCCGGGTGACGTTCGCGGAGGATTTCACCTCGGCCACATGGCGGGTGCCGCTGCGCTTGCGGGCTCCACCCTGCACCAACGGAATGAAGTTCTCCATAGCCGCGCAGCCGTTGGCATACTTCGACAAGTCCACGCGACCCTCAAGCGTGGGGCTGAGTTCGCCCGCGTTAAAACTCGTCTGGATCGTCGAGGCTTTTGCCAAGTCAGTACCTCGCGTTAATCCAGGCATCCTCCTCGAACGGCATGGGCGAGGACTCTTGGCCGTCTGCCTTCCGAGCCAAGCGCATAAGACCCTCGTATTCCTGGGTGGCTATCTGCCGCTTGGTGTTGCTCTGAGTCAGTTCCTCGCACAACTCCACAGCCAGACGCGCCGCCACTGCGCTCACGAGCAAAGCGTCCCACTGGTTGGGGTCTTCTTCACGCCGCACATAGCGGATCGAGAGCGGTGTGCCTTCGTCCGAGAGGAGTTTCCTGCCCTCGACTACCCAGGGCAGCGTGGTGTCGTACACCTCGACCACGCGCAGACAGTCGGCCGGAAGTTGATACTGAGCGTCATACCCAAAGGCGGGGTCATCGGCCAGCTTCGCCAACTTGGCGCGGGTAATGGCTGCATTCCAAGGGTGTGCGCGGAGTACCTCATCACGGATAAGTGTGTACGCCCCGTTGCAGGCCCGCGCCTGCTTGGAGTCGTCCGTGAGTGAAGTAATCCGCGCCTCGCCGACACGGCTTAGCGCCCTGTTGCATATGTCTACGCTGCTGGGCATCCGCTATCGGCTCCCCCCTTGGAATCAGTCGCCGCTGGTGTAGTAAAACTCGACCATGAGCGTCCAAGCCGTGTCCTGGTTGACCTCTGTTGGCGTCACGCAAAAGTCCCAGTCTTCCATCGGGTCGGTGGTGTACGATGCTGCCCCGGCGGTTGCCAACTCCCACAGCGTCTTACCCCGGTCGAACTGATCCAGTGTCCCCGCCTCCGACCACACCGCGATCTGAGTGCGAGCGGAGGCTTTCACGTCGTAGGCACTACTGAACAGGTCAGCATCCACCTCGGCACCGTCGTGGCTCGCCCCTGTCTTGTAAAGGCCAATATCCACCAACCCCGTCGCGCCCGCGTCCGTGCAACTGAAGTAAATGTAGTTCAACCTGTCCGAGCTTTTGAACTGCTTGATACGGACCTGCTCTCCGACAGCGACCACCGCGCCCGGAGCGCATACGGCCTTTGCATACCGTTGCCGTGCGTGCCCCACCCCCGCGCCAGCACGCAGTTGCGTGTCGAGCACTGAAGGTGTGGCTGAGCCCGCGTAGAGTTCCGAGTAGTATGTAGCCATGTTTTTGTTTCCTTGTTTCGGTGACGTTCAGGGACCGGCACGACACCGCACCGGCCCCCTTATGTCATTGGGTGGTGCTAGTTGGTCGCGGCCAAAATCCGCACAACCTTGCCAAGCTCCAGACGAGTCGCCCCGACTGTTGCCTTGCAATAGACCTGCGTGGCGTAGCTCTTGTCTTCGCGCTCACTGATCTTGGTGGTGATGTCATTCCAGACACAGAGGTGCATCCCGCTCTTCGCCCACATGGGCAACGGGTACGGGTCTGCGGAGCCAGGAATGCGCTCCGTGGTGATGAAGTTGATGCCCAGGAATGACCTGACCCGCCCATCAACCAGCACCTTGGTGGCATTGGAGTCGATGGTCTGGATCTGCGTCATGTTCAGGAGGTCTTCATGCTGCGCTGCGGTGACTGCCATGAAAATCTGGTCATTGTCGAGATCGACCTCGTTCTCCATGAGCACCCGCTTGCCTTCCATCAGTTGGTCGATGGTCAGGTTCGTGGTCCCGTCGATAGCGACCTCTTGCCCGGAGAAGGCTTCGTCCGTGGTCCCGTTCTCGCCGGTCTTGCTTGTGGCAAAGAACGCTCCAAGGATTTCGTCATCAATAGCCCTGCCCAGGGCATACGCCCCGTTGACGGCATACGGTGACTGCGGATCAATGAGCATCCGCACCTTGTCCTGATCGTCGATGAGGTCCGCCCACTCGTAGTCCACCGGGAAGACCCAGCGTGCATCGTGAGGGGTGGAGATCAGCGGCGTGTCCGAGTGTCGCGTGGTCCGCTTGACTGCGTTGACTGCACCCACTTGCTCCACAGCTTTTGCTGCTTTGCCGGTGGCTGAACTGGTCATCACACTGTCGCGGAGTTTGGAACCCTTCTGCTGAAGCAGGTGGGCGACGTTCGTGTTGTATTGCTGCACAAAGGCAGTTGAGATTTGGTCTGACATTGGGATAGTCCTCAGTGGCGCAGTTGCGCCTTGCGAGGCTTATCCGCCCATTAGCGGGGCCATCATTGAAAAACACGCGGCTTCCAGGGCTTGCCCGAGTGCCACCTCGGGGCCATTTCAGTCGGCTGGAAGGCTTGCCCGGTTGCCACACCGGGGCCGTGGTTCAATGGTCTTGCGGTAGTTCAGTCACTCCCTTGTCACAGATTCCCGTCACCCGCAAGTTCTGGGTGCGCTAAAGCGTGCAATCGCGTCATCCGGGCCTTGGCTTCCGGGTTTCCGTTCAGGTACTGGCCCATAAACTCCTTATCGAGGCCCAAATCTGCGATCTTGGCCTTTGCCGCTGCCGGGGTCATGCCGAACTGCGTGCCTGCTCCGTTGTCCTCTCCGGGCATTCCCTTGTGCTCCCCCAACCCCCGGCCAATCTCAGCCGAGAGTTCCAGCAATCCCCGCAAACCCAGCGCACTCTCCAGTTTGTCCATCTTCGCGTCGTCGAGGCCGAACTTCTGCCGAAACCGGGTGCCTGCGGCAATGTTCTCCTCCCACGCCGCGCCCCATTCCTTACGCAGAGCCGCCTCGTCGGCACTGGCCTGCTCCTGGCGCTGGGTCTCAATCTCCTGGGTGACCTGCTCCAGCCGCCCGTTGTATTTCTCGTAGATCGACTGGGCTTGGGTCTTCGAGAGCCCCGCCTCGTGTGCCCAGCTTGCGAGGTCCGGGGTCAGGTCGATCCCACCCTCGGGCACCTCGCGGCTGCTGAGCTCGTACCCGGCAGCATCCTCGGGTCTACCTAGCTTCGAGTACACCGCGCCCCATGCCTCGGCGTCCTCGGCATCCTTGGGCAGGGTCAGCACGCTCTCGCCGGGTGCGCCCATAGCCTTCTCGAGGTTTCGGTAGCTGTCGAGCATCTGATCGGGGCCACTCCAGCCCTTGTTCTCCACATACCCCTGAGCGTCCTCGGGCAGTCCCTCCGTCCAAGAATGCGCTTCCACGGTGACGCTGGGCGTAGCTTCGGTTTCGGTTGTGGCGACCTCGGGGGCTGCCTCGACGGCTTCACTCATGGCTCTCCTCCTGGCGTGTGCAACTCACGCCGCTGTCTGTCTGGTTCTCGTACCAGAGGGTTCCGCAATGCTTGCAACACAGATCGGGCTCGAAGTGGTGGGGGTGGGCGGCATTCGGGTGGCACCGGCACGGCTTGAACCTGTTCCCGTGGTCGCTCACCATTGAACCGAGTTCTACCTCTCCGCTTCCGCTGCCGGCTCTTCGGTGCTCTGTGCCAGATCCCGATATCCCTGGATTCTCAGCCATACCTGACGCCTGCCCTCCAGTTGTGACGTGCCGTGCGAGTCCCCTTCGACGTGTGTCGTACTGTTCGCGTGGCAAAACCTTGCGAGATCATCCAGAACGGTCTTGGCCCTCTCACCGTCGAAAACCTCCTTGTATGCCTGCCCACGCGCCAGCAACGTGTCACGCAACGCCAACCCCGGCCTCCGCTGGGAGTGCCGCCTGCGCCTGGGCCATGTCCTTCATGGCAGGAGCCATCTGCTGCATACCCTCGAGCATCTGCTGCTGCTGGGCCGCCTGCGCCTGCTGCTCTGCGATCTCTTCCATTTCCTCGGCGGTGTGCAGAATGTCGGTCGGTGCCCCATTGATCTCAGCCGCCAGTCGAATGACCTCGTGAGGTTTGAAAATGGCGAGAACGCTGGGATCGGCCTGGGCAAACGGGGCGGCTATCTCCAGCGTTCTCTGAATCCCCACGAGTTCCTCACTGCGCTGGAAGCGCATGGCAGGCGACTCGTAGGTGATTTCGTACTCGCCCTCGGCTTCCGCCAGGACACCGGGCAGTTCTGGCAGATAGCCCTGGCGGCCCAGAATGTTGAACTCGCGGTGAATCTGCGGGCCGAGCATCTCCGACTGCTGCCGGCCCACCGTAGGCGCAAGCAGTTGCCCCTTTTCCTGGGCGCGGATCAATGCCTCGGTGGCCGTCATCTGCGGCTGGTCAACTAGGATCTGGAACAGGGTCACGAGGAAAGCGTCGTTGATCGTCGTGCGCTCCTTCTCGAGCATCCCCTCGGTGATGTCGAGGCGTGCGCCCGTTTGAAGCGGCACCACCAGCGGTCTGCCCTGGGCATCGACCCCGCCATAGTTCAGCCCACCGGGGGTCAGTCTGACTTGTTTGGAGCCGGTGCCCAGGACTCCATCATCGTGCAGCAAAAGCGGCGGGTCCACAATCTTGTGGCCGCTGCGAATGAACGTCTTCTGCATCTCTTGGGCCATCTTGATGCTGGGAAGCACCAGCATGGCCGGGCCACGTCCGTACATTTCCGTGGGGTTCACGGTATAGCGACCGTACATATACGGGAACTCTTCGTACCCGCCTTCGTCGACCATTGCCTTGTCTTCGATCGAAATGTGATACGACGCCCAAGGCATACCCGCGTAGTCTTTGCGCTCTTGGTCGCGCTCCGTTTGCGGGGTGACCACATGGAGAAATTCAAACTGCTTGTAGTGGTTGTCCACGGACTCGAAAGCCACAGCGACCTTGGGCGGCAAC